CATGTTAGAGAATCAGCTCGAAACGTATACCTCGCATCTCAATGAGCAACTGGAATGGGTCATCAAACAAGCCAGTAAAATTCTCAGTTGGAAACCTGTAGAAGCGGAGTACTTACCTTTCAAGCTTGTTGATGACGCAGTGCAAAAGCAATTCCTGTTGGGGTTGCAGCAAGCAACGGGCGGTATGATTTCGAATACCACCATGCTTGATCTCAATGATGCTGACATCAACGAAGAACGCGAAAAACGCCTACAAGAATCTCTTGACGAAGCTCGCATGCAAATGGAGCTCTCCAAGAAGATGAACAAAATACAGAACTCGCTATCGCAACAAGCGCAAAATGAGTCCCAGTCCGGATCAGGACTTTCTTATAATCCGCAGGCGATTATTTCTGCCGCGGAACAGATGGTACAACAAATGGGTGCTGCAGACCCCAGCACCCAAAAATCTATGCTTGCACAACTATCTCAGGAAGACCCTGTTATGTACGCTGTTGTAAAAGACCGATGGTCTACTCAGAAATCTGTAGAGAAACAACAGGCGCTAGCAGACTTTAATGGCGGAGCCGCGTAATGGATGACTTTATCAAAGCGCTGCAATACGCGCAGACGCTACCCGATATTGCTAGTAATGAAAAAGCAGTACCGGACTTGCTTAGGGGTTCTGAATTCGAGAGCCTCGTCAAATCGATCGCACCGGGTACCGCGGGCAAAGTCGCTAATGCTACAGAGTATTCATTTGAGTACCAGTCAGCGCGCTTGACTATCGGTAAAGAAATGACTGCGATGGATCACGGCACTGCGATATTTGAAGATATCGACGAGTCGGACCGCCTCAAGGACATTATGGACAGATCTCTCTCCGGAGAGGTCGTCGTAGTCAAGAAGACAGAAACATTTCTCAAAGACGGTACCGTCGTAATCTGGCTTGAGTGGATGCAGCCGAAGGCAGGATCTAAAAAAGATCACCCGTTTTTGACAACGAGTGAACTTCTTACGCCTTCACCCGATCCAGACAATAAAGACCCAGACGCCGATGAAGACTTTCCAGAGGATACTGACGACGACTAACCCTGCCCACCTGCATGGGCAGGTTATCCCTCACCGCTTAATCGGCGGTACAGGGACGACTGGGCGTACGTGCATTCTCAGCTCTCAGCAGTTGGCGGAATCGACAGTATTAAGGACGCGAGCGTACTCTGTTCGCGTGGTTGTATAATACGTGGCGGTGGAGCACTAGAGCGCCTTCCGGTCCTCAGCTCTTGCTGATAACATGCATGGCACTTAGTCTTCGGGCGCCAGGTCGGCTCGCGCGGAGCCACAACTTGTAGATTGCCGCTCTCGACGGCGGCAGTATATTGGGCGAGTTGCTGTTCGTATCGCAACTGCACCTTTCGCAAATCAGACGCAACAACGCCTAACGGCACGTCATTAAGCCGACGACAATTATCGTTGCTGCAAATATAAACACTTTGTAGGCGCGTCTGCCATGTATTTGGAAAAGATAACTTTTCCTGTTCGATCGCTAGGAGAGTCGGCTCGATGTAGACCTTAGGCACGGCGCGGTTGTAACACTCGCAAAGTTCTTCCTCCATCGGAGGCAGAATATCACCGCAGTGCCAACAGCCGGGCTGTACATCACGGGCTACGTCTACTCTGAAAAGTGCACGGTACGCCATCGCGTAACGGTACAGCTCTTCTTTGCTGACCTCCAATCGGCGGGCTCGCAAGTATGCGAGCACTTTACTGATATTTGAGTAATGCACCCCCCAGACTATGAGTCTGGCTGTCTGCAGATCGATACCCGCGAACGTAGGACCTGCCAAGTCCTGTACGCGAATATCCCCGTCCAATCTGCTACTGTTGCTCAATTTTCCTCCTGAAAAGAAACGTGGCCTTAATACGTCTCTACATTCTTTTACCAGCAAGGGTTGCGGTTTTTTGAACAAACCGAGTATAATAGCAGGGCATGCCCTTGAATTTACAACCAATAGTTGTGGACGCAGACGTGCGTCGCGAACAGATCCGCCAGAAGACTATGGAGGGTCTCAAGGCGCTGTTTCCCATCATCGGCAAGAAGTCAACGCTGGAACTTCACGGCCTAGACGTGAACCGCAAGGACTTCTCGAACAGCGATCAGAAAGACGCTCTCATGAGCGGGCGGACGCTGAACGAAGCTATTAGCGGCACGATTAAATTACGGGACAACGCTACGGGGCAGATCACTGACGAGCAGAAGCGCATCCTCGTTCACCTGCCGTACTTTACCCGTCGTTACACGTTCGTCGTGGGCGGCAACGAATATAACGTCCCGAACCAGTTGCGTCTGAAGTCAGGCGTTTATACGCGTGAGCGTAACAACGGTGAGTTCGAAGCCGCGTTCAATTTGAGCAAGGGCTCTAATTTCCGGTTAGCGATGGAGCCTTCGACTGGCCGGTTAAATATGGAAGTCGGAGGTACTGCTAAGACCTCGAAGCTTCCGCTGTACGCTATTCTGAAAATCCTAGGTACGTCAGATACTGAAATCAAACAGTACTGGGGTGACGAGCTCACTGCTGCGAATTCTAACGTATCTGCCAAAAAAGAAGACGCGATTCTTAACAAGATCGTCAGCAAGATAAGGCGTCCAAACCAGGTCGCTCCCACCTCGCTTGAAGGTAAGCGTCTGTTCGTTCGCGATTACTTTCACAGTACTGCGATGGATTCTGCTGTAAATAGCCGTACGCTAGGTATGCCCTTAGGCCGGGCTGATGCGCAGGCGTTGCTAGTTGCCAGCAAGAAACTGATCGATGTACACAAGGGCACTGCCAAAACCGATGACCGTGACAGCTTGGAATTCAAGACGTTGCACTCTACAGACGACTTCTTCAAAGAGCGTCTCGACGTAGAGGCACGTCGTACTGTTGCAAAGAAAATAGCTGGGCGTCTCAATCAATCAGGCTCGGACATTAAGTCCATGGTGCCTAATTCAGTATTCACAAAATCAATAAATAGTTTCTTGACAGGTGCTGCGTTGTCGTCTCAGCCGACGCAAATCAATCCGGTAGAAATACTTGATTACGCTAGCAAAATAACGTCCCTTGGCGAAGGCGGGATTAGCAGTGATCGTGCAATTCCCTTCGAGTCCCGCAAAGTGCACAACTCGCACTTTGGTGTTATCGATCCCGTACATACGCCTGACGGTCCTAAAACGGGCATTGATATTCATAGCGCGTTAACGGCGCATAAAGATTCTGAAGGCAATCTCTACGCCCGTATGCAGAATACGCGTAATGGGCGTCTCGAAGACGTGTCTGTCATGGACCTTGCTAAGAGCAACGTCGCATTTCCAGGGCAAGATCACCGCACGCACTGGGACGTATTACAAGGCGATCACACGCGTTCGATTGCTAAAAAAGACGTAGATTACGTCATGCCGAATCTGACGCATATGTTCAGCCCGGCTACGTCACTCGTGCCTTTCCTCGACGGCATGCAGGGTAATCGCGCGATCATGGGATCTAAGTTCCAGGCGCAAGCTTTGCCGCTCGTACACCGCGAAGCACCTCTAGTGCAAGCGGGTGGCGGACCTGGTGGTGAGAGCATGGAGCGCACTATTGCGCGTGTGATTGCGCCATCGTCGTCGGTTGACGGCACTATCGAAAAGATAGATGACGATTACATTTACATTCGTCCGCATGCAAAGACGGCATCAGCTGAACCTGCACTAATCAAGGTTCCGTACAATACGTATTTCCCGCTAACAGCGAAGACCTACTTGCACGACACTTTGAACGTCAAAGTAGGCGACAAGGTAAAGCAGGACCAGCTACTCGGCGAGTCCAACTTTACCAAGGGTGGCGAGACCGCGCTGGGCAAAAACCTGTCTATCGCGTACATGGCGTATTACGGCAAGAACTCTAACGACGCCGTAGTTATCAGTGAAGGTGCTTCGCACAAACTGACTTCCGAACATATGTACAAAGAGGTCCTGCAAAAGGGCCCGGACATTATCATCAACAAGCCTAAATACGTTGCGTATTACGGCGTGCGTTTCAGCGCAGAGCAGCTCAACAAGCTAGATGAAAACGGCGTTGCTAAAAAGGGGGCGACCTTTAACAAGGGGGACCCGCTCATTTTAGGCTTGCGTAAAGCAGCGCCTACACCAGAGCAAGCCATGCTCGGCCTATTTCACAAATCGCTGCTCAAGCCGTATCGAGACGTTACGATTACATGGGACAAGCTCGTGCCTGCCACCGTGCAAGACGTTACGAACGCCACGCGTCAAGTCATGGTCACGATTCGAACACAAGAACCGATGAAGATCGGCGACAAGCTATCGAATCGGTTTGGCGGCAAAGGCGTGGTTTCTGAAATTATTCCAGACAACCGAATGATACAGGACGAAAACAAAAAACCTATCGACGTGCTGTTCACGTCGGCAGGTATCGTCAGCCGCATTAACCCCGGCCAAGTTGTTGAGGCGGCCCTCGGCAAAGTTGCGGAGAAGATCGGCAAGCCTATTGTCGTCCCGCAGTTTCAAAACGAAAACAACGTAGAATTTGCCAAGCGTCTCATGAAAGAGCACGGCGTTAAGGACAAGGAAACAGTCCACGACCCTGTATCTGGCAAGGATATTCCGAATGTCTTTGTGGGACGTTCGTTTATTCACAAACTATTTAAGTCAACTGAGACCAACTACTCAGCCCGCGGAGTATCCGGCTACGACGTCAACCTACAGCCCACCAAAGGCGGCGATGAAGGCGCCAAAGGTCTGGGCAGAATGGAAGTTAACGCACTTCTCGCACACAATGCGCGCAATGTCTTGAAAGAAGCATTGACCTTAAAAAGTGAGAAAAGCGATGATTTCTGGCGTGCGTATGAATTTGGCCTACCGGCTCCACCGCCTAAGACGCCATTCGTTACAGAGAAATTCATGGCGATGCTTCAGGGCGCGGGGATCAATGTTAACAAGGAGGGGTCGCACGTAAGTCTTGGTCCGTTGACGGATCGTGCTACCTCAAATTTATCTACGGGTGCGCTCAGTACTCCCAGTTTGGATAAGTCTAAATCGTTCATGGTTAATGCCAAGAACCTAGCTCCAGAGACCGGGGGTTTATTCGACCCCAATTTAACTGGCGGTATGAGCGGCAAGAAGTGGTCGCATATCGACTTGACTGAACCGATTGTAAATCCGGTATTCGAAGACGCGGTGCGGCGTCTGTTGAATATGTCTAAGAAGCAACTCAAGGATGAGATCGGTACTTCCGGCGGTGCGGGTATACGCAAGCAATTGAACAAACTCGATCTCGACCAGCTTGCGGTAGAGCTACGCGAACAAACGCGCACTAAACGCGGGTCGGATCTAGACGGTGTTGTAAAGAAGCTCAAGTATATCGAAGGACTTAAAAAGAACGGCTTCTCCAAGGCCGGAGACGCGTACGTTATCTCTAAAATACCCGTCATTCCTCCGATGATGCGCCCTATTGTGCAGTCCAGTCGCGGTAATGACTTGCAGATATCCGACATCAATTACCTTTACCGTGACGTCGGGCTTGCCAGTGCGGCGCTACACAACAGTAAAGAAACTGAGATGCCAGGTGTCATCTCGGACTCGCGTAAATATCTGCATGACGCTGTAGGCTCTCTTTTTGGTACGCAAAAAGCTACGACACCCGGCCGCGCTAATCGCGAAATAAAGGGCTTTATCGAACAGATCACGGGATCTGGCTCACCTAAGACCGGCTTTCTGCACAAGAAAATATTGCGACGTCAGCAAGACCTCACGGGACGCGCTACTGCCACACCGGACAATACGCTAGACATCGACCAAATCGGTGTACCCGAAGACATGCTTTGGACTACGTACGATAAGTTCATAATGCGCGGGCTTATCGGACAAGGCTACAGGCCGCTTGACGCCAAGAAAATGGTCGAAGATCGACACCCCGCTGCTAATTCAGTACTACAACATGAGATTACTTACCGGCCGATGTTTGTAAATCGCGCACCGTCTCTGCACAGACACAACATTGTCGCCGCTTACCCCGTACCTGTTCAAGGCAAGTCGCTGCGTGTAAATCCCTTTATGGAGACGGGCCAAAACTTGGACTACGACGGCGATGCAATGCAATTGCACGTCCCTGTAACCGCGGCGGCTGTGCAGGAAGCACAGAACCTCACGATGTCCAAGTTACTATTCGGCGATAAGCATGCAGCAGACCTCATGGTATTTCCTAAACACGAGGCTATCCTAGGTGCGTATCTTGCGACCAAAGTCGACGCGGGTGCCGTGCACAAGTTCAAAACTAAAGCTGAAGCAATGCAAGCATACCAACGCGGTGACATCAAAATGACCACCCCCGTGGAGATCGAAGAGGCGCACGGTGCTGTCTAACTATACCGCAGGTAAGCGCGCTGCTCTACATAAGCTCGGGTTTTTGGACGCATTAGATCCTGAAGACTTGCCAGCGTTTATGGCTCGTCGCCGTGAGATGCAACGGCAAAAGGATTTGAAGATTCAAGCTATGAACGGATTGCCCGCGGGTGGTTTGGTTACGGATGATTACGCATTACAAGATTAATTAGAGGGGTTTACTCGATGGATACGTCATCTACAAAAATGCTCCTGGACTTTGTCCTACAGACGCTAGTCATTATTATTACGCCTATAGCCATTATGCTCGCGCACAAGCTCACACGAGAATTTGCAAAGCGTACGGGTGTGACAGTAGCAGAGCAGCAAGCGCTGCTGCTCGACGACGCTATTATGAAGGGCATTGCTTTTGCGCATGAGCAAGGCCGCAAAGCCTTGAAGTTAAATCTCCCGGCCGTAGCAAGCATAGACAAGCGTGCTACTGCAATTGATTTTGTAGTACGTACTTTGAAAGAGCAGAAAATGCCTGAAAAAACCCGCGAGTACATCGGCGGTCTTGTCGAAGCACGCCTCAATTTAGATCGCGGTTTTACAGAGACAGGTAAGTCGTGATGTCGAGCATCTACTACACGCACGGGGCTAAGCAGGCACTGCTTAAACTCGGCATGTCTGCAGACATGTTCGCTGAATTTGCAGAGCAAGATCAAACAAACGTCGACAGCGAAAACCCCAACGGTCCGGCGAATCCTCCTGCCATTGCGAAGAACGTCGACAAGACTCCCTCGTGGAGCGGACAGAACTCGTTGGAAT